TGCCAGCGGAAGCAAGGCAAGAGCCGACCTTACCGTTCTGCTCGCCGACCTGCGTAGAAGCGCTGACGAAACAGCGGGAAGCCTGGCAGCAGCGCTTGATCGAAGCCGAATAGCTGGCTTTGCGTGTGAGGCGGCATATACGGCCGCCCAGAACATCAAGTAGTCCGCGACACGTTTCGCGAATCAGCAAATTGTGTCGCGACATTGGAGAAGGGCATGACCAACGTCACCCGCTTGCATCACGCATTGCCGCTGAGTCCCGCCATAAACCAGGCGATCACTGAACTGGATAGCGCCATTGCCAAAGCGATTGACGCTGCCAAGGCCGCTGGCCTCCCTCAGGGATTGGTCGTATCGCTCCTGCACGGGCACGCCCTGATGCAGACCAACATCATGGTGAGCTGAATGACCGTCAAGGTTCTGGAGTTCAGGCGGGAGGACTGGCGCGACGCCGCCAAAACCCTGCGCAAGATTGCTGATGATCTCGATGCCGGCGAGCATCCGGATTGTACTGTTGGTGCCTTAACCCTGATCGGCCCAAAAGGCGAGGTTACTGTGTTCGGGTTGGGGCCTAAGTGCGACGACCTGCAGTGCTTGGGCGCCATGCGCCTCGGTGAGCAGAAGCTGATCGATGTGCTGCTCGATTGCGGAGAGGGGTAGGTGTGCCGCAGGTGAGTGCGACACGGATGGATCAATCGCGGTACGTTTCGACTCTCTGCGGCATAGCAGGGAACCACAGCCACTCGCCTTCCTGCATCGGAGTGTTGAAGTTGCGCTTCACCTCGAACACGCGATCATCCCCGTTGCTACCGGTTACCGACAGGATGTGTGCCGATTGCCAGCCATTGAATGGCTCGGACTTCAGGCCAAGCCATCCTGCGCGGAGCACAACGGCACTGGTATTGTCTGCACCGGTGTAAATGGTCCGCTCGCCCGGGTTAAAGGTGAATGGAATGCCGGTCAATCGAACCGGTTCGTCATTGGACGTATAGACTTCAATATCCGCAGTAATTAATTCCACGATGCAGTTCCTTGCGTTTAGTTAACTGCCACCAATACCGGCAACCAGCCACTATTTCAAGCCCGGGGTGACCCATGGACAGGCCGCGCCCTCCAGCGTCACTGCTTGAACTGTCCGACTTCGGTATTCGCCTAACTCCAGCGCCCGAGGTGTGGGAGTGGCTAAGCACCGAGATTCTTGCCGACACCGGCAGCATTCATAACGAAGACCATGCCCATCTGCTGGATGCAGACATTCGGGTCATGTGGGCATCGTCGAGCTTCGAGAAGCAGGGCCGCACAGTCCTCAGCCAGGCCGAACAGTTAGCGTTTCGCGCTGGCGGTTGGCAGAAAGCCAGAATGGAACAGCAGATGCGTGATTGGTTCGGTGATGTTCCGGCTTACATCATCACTCTGGCTGCCGACTACTGCGCCCAGTGCTCTGACGCTGACTTCTGTGCACTGGTCGAGCATGAGCTCTATCACATTGCCCATGCGAAGGATCAGTACGGCGCACCCAAGTTCACACAGGAAGGATTGCCCAAGCTTGAGATGCGCGGACACGACGTCGAAGAGTTCGTTGGTGTGGTCCGCCGCTATGGTGCTAGCCCTGATGTTCAGGCATTGGTAGACGCTGCAAACAAACCTGCTGAGGTGGGGAAATTGAACATATCGAGGGCCTGCGGAACCTGTCTGCTCAGATCGGCCTGAAATTTGACAGGCATTAGACGGAATCCAATTTATGGCGACCCTGAATAGTGAGGTGAAAGGCTTCATCGTTCAGGCCTTGGCGTGCTTTGACACCCCATCGCAAGTGGTGGAGGCCGTCAAACAAGAATTCGGCATCGAGATATCCCGGCAGCTCTGCGAATCGCACGACGCTACCAAGCGATCCAGCAAGACGCTCGCGGCCAAATGGGTGACGCTGTTTCACGACACCAGAAAACGCTTCCGCGAAGAGACAGCCGAGATCCCGATCGCCAACCGTGCGTATCGACTCCGCGCCTTGGGTCGCATGGCCGAGAAGGCCGAGAACATGAAGAACATGGCGTTGACTGCCCAATTGCTGGAGCAGGCCGCCAAAGAGGTGGGCGATGTCTATGTGAATCGCCGCCTCGAACCGGAGAAACCCCTGGGCTCCCAGGCGGACCAGCAGCACGCCGTTGCTGAGTACACGCTGGAGCCAGACGAGAATGTCCCGACTACCCCGCACCTTTGACGCGCCTGTAAAGCTGACGCCAAAGCAGGCCAACATTTACTGCTGGGGCTTCCAGCCTGAAGCGCGCTTTCGTGATGCGGTGTGTGGTCGTCGTTTCGGCAAGACCTTCCTTGGGAAGGCCGAGATGCGTCGGGCTGCTCGCCTTGCTGCCGAGTGGGGCGTGAGTATTGAGGATGAGATCTGGTACGGCGCCCCGACCTTCAAGCAGGCCAAACGCGTGTTCTGGCGGCGTCTGAAACAAGCCATTCCTGAAGCGTGGCGTGCACATCGTCCGAACGAGACGGAATGCTCGATCACGCTCAAGTCCGGTCACATCATGCGTGTGGTTGGGCTGGACAACTACGACAACCTGCGCGGCTCTGGTCTGTTCTTCGTCCTGGTGGATGAGTGGGCGGACTGTCCTTGGGCTGCATGGGAAGAAGTTCTGCGACCGATGCTCTCCACCTGTCAGTACACGATTCCGGGTGTTGGGTTGCGCAAGGGCGGCCATGCACTACGAATTGGCACGCCGAAAGGCTTCAACCACTGCTACGACACGTATCTCGACGGCAAGCCAGGCGGCGAGCCTGACCACAAGAGCTGGCAGTACACGTCGCTGCAGGGCGGGAACGTACCTGCCGAAGAGCTGGATGCGGCCCGTCGCAAGATGGACCCCCGGACATTCCGGCAAGAGTACGAAGCCGGCTTCGAGAACTATTCGGGCGTCGTCTACTACACGTTCAGCCGAACAGAGTGCAGCACCAGTGAGCGAATCAAGCCTGACGAAGCCCTGCATATAGGCATGGACTTCAACGTCATGAAGATGGCGGCGGTGGTTTACGTCGTCCGCGACGGCCTACCTCTGGCGCTCGATGAGTTTCACGGAGTGCGCGACACCCCGGAGATGATCGAGAAGATCAATGCCCGCTTCCCGGGGCATACGGTTGCTGTCTACCCGGATGCCAGCGGCCAGAACACCAGCAGCAAGAATTCAAGTGAGTCCGACCTGTCGCTTCTCCAGAAGGCCGGTTTCGCCGTCGTCGTCGATTCGACAAACCCTGGCGTGAAGGACCGCGTTAACTCCCTGAATGCCATGTTCCTGAACTCCTACGGTGAGCGCCGGCTCAAGGTCAACATTGACCAATGCCCGCAGTTCACGCTGTGCCTGGAGCGTCAGACCTACACCGATAAAGGTGAGCCTGACAAAGATCCGAAGAAGGGCCACGACCACATGAACGATGCCGGGGGGTACTTCATTGCGAAGCGCTACCCAATCAAAACGATCGTCACTTCAATGAAAATGGGAGTCGCCCGATGACGGACGTCACTTTTACCCGCTCTGAGTACATAGCGGCCCAGTACCGCTGGCGCTTGGTGCGCGACGTCTGCAAGGGCTCGGAAACCATTAAGGCTGCCGGTGATCAGTACCTGCCTCGACCGAATGCCACGGACGCCAGCAAGGACAACAAGGATCGATACGACGCGTACAAGAAGCGTGCTGTGTTCTACAACGCAACGGGCCGGACGAAACACAGTCTGGTGGGGGCGGTGTTCCGCACTTGGCCAACGCTGACCGTCCCCGGCGCCCTCGACTACGTGTCGAAGGACATCGACGGGCAGGGCGTCAGCATCTATCAGCAGTCGCAATCGGTCATTGGGCATCTGCTCGAAGTTGGCCGTCACGGGCTGCTGGTGGATTACGCAGCTGTCGTGGCCGGCTCCGTGAGCAAGGCAGACGAACAAGCAGGTCGGGCTCGGGCGAGCATCGCCAGCTACCCGGCCGAGGCCATCATCAACTGGAAGACGCGCCAAGTCGGTGGCCAGCATCTGCTGAGCCTGGTCGTGCTGCGCGAGACGGTCGATGTCGACACCGATGACGGGTTTGGCAGCGAACAGGTTGTTCAGTTTCGAGTGCTGCGTCTGGATGCCGCTGGCGTCTACACGCAGGAAGTGTGGGAGGAGGGCTCCAGCGAAACGGCAATGACCATCGCGCCCTTCACTCCACTGAATGGTCTCGGCCAACCGTGGCGGGTGATCCCGTTTCAGTTTCTGGGCAGTGAGAACAACGACACCAGCATCGACGATTCGCCGCTGTACGACATGGCCGAAGTCAACATCGGCCATTACCGAAACAGCGCGGACTACGAAGAGGCGGCCTACCTGGTGGGCCAGCCTCAGCCGTGGATGGCGGGCCTCGATACACAGTGGCGCGATCACATGGAGAAGGGCGGCATCTTCCTCGGCTCCCGAGCGCCTTGGCTGCTTCCGGTCAACGGTTCTTGCGGCGTGTGGCAGGCTCAGCCCAACACGGTGGCCAAAGAGGCCATGGACGGTAAGAAAGAGGACATGGTGTCGCTCGGTGCCCGACTGATCGAGCGGGGCAGTGCGGTGAAGACCGCGACCCAGGCCGACAACGACAGTGCCGCTGAACACAGCGTCCTGTCGTTGGTGGTGAGCAACGTCAGCGAGGCCTACACCCAGTGCTTGGTCTGGATGGCCGAGTTCGTGAACGTCGCCGGCGATGTCATCTACAAACTCAATCAGGACTTCAGTCAGATCACCCTGGACGCAACGATCCTTTCCGCGCTGTTCAACGCAGTGCAGGGCGGCAAGCTGCCGGCGGGCGACTTCTGGCAGTACCTGCGCGATCGCGGGGTCATCGATCCCGAGAAGACTGACGACCAGATCCGGGACGAACTGGAAACAGAGAATCCTGTGATCGACCTGGATGACGACGAGGTAATCCCGAATGGCGGCAAACCAAGCGATCCTTGATGCCACGATTCGGCACGCCGTCTTCCTCGAGCAACTGAAGTCGGGGGAGGTCGCCAAGTTCGGGCCTTTCCTCAAGGAGATTGACCGCTCGATCCGTGAGCGGCTGACGCGGACCGACCTGACGGATTACACCATTGCTCGGCTGGAGCGGTTGCTGAGCGAGGTGGATAGCCTGCTGCTGGGCATCTTCAACCGCTACAGCGACAAGCTGAACCTCGACCTGATCGACATTGCGAACTACGAGGCCGAGTTCGAAGCGACCAGCCTGACCCGGGCGGCGCCGGTGGGCGTCTCGTTTGATGCCGCGGTGCCTGGGGCTGCTGCAATCAGGGCGGCCATCCTTGGCAACCCGCTCAGCGTGCGCGGCGCGGACGGCGGCAAGCTGCTCAAGTCGTTCATTGATGGCTTCACCGCTACCGAGCGACAACGCCTCACAGGCGCGATCAGGCAGGGCTACTTCGAAGGCCAAACCAACTTCCAGATCATCAAGAACATTCGCGGGACCAAGGCGCTCCAGTACAACGACGGCATCCTGGCCACGACCAACCGCAACGCCGGTGCCGTGGTGCGGACGGCGGTGCAGCACGTTGCCACTCAAGCGCGCATGGAGACCCTGAAAGAGAACTCCGATGTCGTGCAAGCGGTGGAGTGGGTGAGCACTCTGGACACGAAGACCACCAGTCAGTGCCGGTCGCTCGACAAGCAACGCTTCAAGCTGACAGAGGGACCGAGGCCGCCAATCCACATCAACTGCCGCTCGACGGTGGTGGCGGTCACCCGCTTCAGCGCTCTGTTCGGCAAGGACGCCACCCGGGCATCCATCGGCGACGGCGGACCCCAGCAGGTCCGCGCAGACCTCAGCTATTACGACTGGCTCCGACAACAGCCGGCAGCGTTTCAGGACAAGGCCATCGGACCGGTCCGCGCCAAATTATTCCGCGAAGGCGGCCTGAGTATCGAACGGTTCTCCGAGCTGCAGCTTGATCGCAACTTTTCACCTCTGACCCTTGTGCAGATGAAGGCTCTTGAGCCTCTGGCGTTCGAACGGGCGGGATTGAAATAGCACTATCTAGAATTGAGGACTTGCAGAAATTTTGTTGGCCGGTTAGTTAAGGCATTCCTTTATTTGACATGGATGGACCGCATGCAAACAGAACAACCGAAGCCAACAGTGGATACGTTTCGCGATACGGTGACGGCCTATTGCTGTAGACACAAAAGGTGGTTCAATCCTGAGGAGTTGGAGCCTCTTTTGATCGAACTGGTTAAGGTTTGGTCTGGATCCTACACGGTAGGTGTAGAGGTCATATTGGGCAAAGGAAAAAGGTCGGCAACGTATGGAAGCTTGGCGCACGTGCTGATGCTGCCATTTCCTCAAGCTCTTGATCAGTACCCAGAAATTTCAAAGAAGCTCGCACGTGACTACGGCAGTTTGATTATGGTCTCCGGCAATGGTTATCCAGGTATCGAACTTTATTTTGTCGACCGAAATGCATTGGCACTGAATGATGCTCTGGAACGTTTTAGTGCACTTTTAAATTTGAAAACATTTTAACCGAAACCCGATTTAACGCTGGTTTACGCAACAAACAAGACCTCGCTCCGGCGAGGTTTTTTTATGCCCGCAGACAGGGTCTGCGCAAAAGTCTCTGGGAGACAACAAATGCTGAAATTCCAACTGGACAGCCTGGATGGTGTCGACGAAGCCATGCGCGCTCTTTATACCGAGAAGGACGGCAAGTTCGTGCTCGGCATTGAAGGTCTGCCACAACACGAAGACGTTTCGGGCCTGAAGTCCAAGGTTGAAGAACTGCTCGGCGAGAAGAAAGCTGCCGAGAAGGCCCGCAAAGATGCCGAGGATCAGGCTCGACTGGAGCGCGAAGAAGCTGCTCGCAAGTCCGGCAACGTCGAAGAGCTTGAAAAGTCCTGGTCCGAAAAGTACACCCGCCGCGAAGCTGAGCTGAACGGCATGCTGGAACAGGAGCGTGGAACGCTGAGCAACCAGATCCGGGATCTGACTGTCGGTCGTACCGCTACTGATATCGCGTCTGCCCTGGCAATCCCGGGTAGCGCCAAAGCCCTATTGCCGCACATCGAACGCCGGTTGAGCGTAGAGCAGCGCGACGGGAAGCCTGTTGTGGTCGTGCTCGACCAGCAGGGCAAGCTCTCGGCGGCAACGCTGGATGAGCTGAAAGCAGAATTCGCAAATGACACGGCGTTCGCGCCGTTGATCGCGGGTAGCAAGGCATCTGGCGGCGGGGCCGGCGGTGCTGGAGGTGGCGGCGGGGCCGCAAAAGGCAATATCGGCGGCACCAAGGAAGAACGACAGGCTGCAATCGCAAGCCGGTTCTCCGATCTCCCACTTAAATAAGGATTTGCACCATGTCCCTGTCGCAAATGCAGGTTTTCAACGATTACATCATGCCGGCGACTCTCGAGACGCTGGACCAAATGCTGGAGGCGTTCAACGCAGCCAGCAACGGCGCGATTGTGCTATCGCCGAACGGCTTCACCGGTGACTTCCTGCAAGAGTCGTTCTTCCAGAACCTCGGCGCAGCTCAGCGTCGCGTGAACCGCTACGGCGCCAACGCTGCGGTGACTCCGGTCGACCTGACCGAACTGCAAGACACCACTGTGAAAGTGGCGGGTGGCTTCGGTCCGATTCGCTACGAGCCGTCGCAAATGACCTGGCTGCAGCGTCCGACTGCGCAAGGGGTTGAAGTTGCGAGCCGTGCGTTCGCTGAAGTGCTGCTGAAGGATCAGTTGAACACTGCCATCGCTGCACTGGTAGCAGCCATCACTGCGCAAGCAGCTGCGGTGAACGATGTGTCGGCCACTCTTGGTATCTCCCAGGCCGGTCTGAACAGCGCGCATGCGAAGTTCGGCGATGCCAGCCAGAACCTGGTTGCTCAAGTCATGCAGGGCACCACCTGGCACAAACTTGTCGGCCAAGGCCTCGCCAACCCGAACAACCTGTTCCAGGCTGGCAACGTTCGAGTCGTCGATATCCTCGGCAAGACCTCGATCGTCACCGATGCGCCGGCTCTCGCTCAAGCCGGCACGCCGAACAAGGAAATCATCCTCGGTCTGGCGGCTGGTGCGGCGCTGGTGCACGACAACCGAGACATCATCTCGAACGTGCAGACCAACAACGGTAACGAGCGCATCACCACGACCATCCAGGTGGACTACACCTTCGGTCTCGGCATCAAGGGCTACACCTGGGATGTCGCGAACGGCGGCAAGTCTCCATCGAGCGCCGCGCTCGCTACCGGTACCAACTGGGATAAAACCGCAGCCAGCATCAAGGACACCGCCGGTGTTGCTCTGATCGGCGATGCCTCCAAGTAACCACCTGATAACTGCTCCGGGGCATAATGCCCTGGCGCAGCGGAGTGACAATGATGACTGATAACATCTGGTATCTGCCGGGCCCGTTTCACCGCTACGAAGATGATGTAAAGGCAATCGCCAAAAAGGAAGGCCTGATCATCATCGATGCCAATGTCACGGAAGACCGTGGCGGCGAAGTTGAGAAGCCGCCAAAGGCTACGCTGAAGGCTGAGTACCGCACTGCACCTGCGAAGGCAGGCACTGACCTGAACAAACCCAAGGACTGACCCATGCTCATCATCGAGGACGGCACCGGCAAGCCAGACGCCGAAAGCTACGCGAGCGCCGCGGACCTGGTCATGTACGCCGGCAAGTTCGGCGTGACCATCCCCGCGGACGAGCCAGCGCAAGAAGCACTGCTTCGCCGGTCCGCCTTGGCGATGGATGGCATGACCTGGAAGGGGCGAAAGATGGATAGCGATCAGGCGTTAGCCTGGCCGCGTCGAGGGGTTGAGCTGGACTGCCAGATCAAGCCTGACAACTACCTGCCGGCTCGCATCCAGTACGGCCAGATGGCCTTGGCCGCCGAGATCCATACTGACGACATCGATCCGGTGGAGAAGCGCAAAGGCGCAATCACCTTGGAGCGTGTCGAAGGCGCGGTAACCCGCGAGTACGCGACGATTTCCAACACCAGCGGCCGATTGCTGCCGGCGGCGCCTGATCGGCCGAGCGCCACGCAGTTCGCTGACTATCTACAGAGGCGGGGCCTGTTCGCCGTCCGCGCATAGCTGAAACGGAGATTTCATGGCCACCTTCTACGACGAAATGGCCGTGATGGCTCTGGAGATGATCACAGAGTTCGGCCAGCCCGTGACCATCCGGGCAATCACCGTCGGCGAGTACGATCCCGATACTGGGAGCGCACCTCCTGACATCATCACCGAGCAGACCGCCCAAGGTATCCTGCTCGACTTCACCGGCCAAGAATTCCAAACCAACAGCCTCATCAAGCAGGGCGACAAGAAGCTCAAGATCGCCGCGAAGGGGTTGTCGTGGTCGCCTGATCTGCTGAACAAGGTCATTGTCCAAGGTCGCACCTGGTCAATAGTCCCGCCGCTGAAAGAGATCAACCCAGCCGGCACGCCGATCCTGTACGAATTGCAGGTGCGGTCGTGAGCAAATACGCAGGCCTCAACGGCAGCTTCGCCGAGAACATCCGCCAGTTTGCCGAGCAGGCCAGGTCCGGGCTCGACGCTACGTTTCGCGAGATCGTGATCGAGATCGGCAGCAGCGTCATTCGCATGTCGCCAGTGGGCAATCCCGAGATCTGGGCGGCAAACGTTGCACATCGCCAGGCCAGCACCGCGGCGGCTGATGCCTACGATTTCAAGGTCGCTGTGCGCAATACGGTCATCAACCTGACCGACAGCAACTTCAACAAGGCCGGAAAGCTGAAGCGCGGCGTGAAGTACGCCAAGCCACTGACCAAGACTGAACGCGACCAGAACTTCAATGTGAACGGACTGGTCGCCGGCAAGAACTACGTGGGCGGGCGCTTTCGTGGGAACTGGCAGTTTTCTATCGGATCACCAGTTGATGGCTTCATCGATCAGATCGACCCAGCTGGCAATGTCACGCTCGCCAAGCTGAAGCTTCAGGTCGAGCAATTGAGCATCGGTGAGACGGCCTACATCGTGAATAACCTGCCATACGCGGTGCCGCTTGAGTACGGGCATTCGAAGCAGGCGCCCGGCGGGATGGTCCGCATCACCCTGGCCCGCTTTCAACAGATCGTCGATGAAGCCATCAGGAACAATCAGGTATGAGCCATAACATCATCGCCTCGATCTACGAGGCCAAACTGATCGCCTGGGCGAAAGCGCTGCTGGTGCCGCTGAAGGTCGTCGTCGAGAACGAGGCATACACGCCCATCGATGGCGCCACTTACCTGAGGGCGTTCACGCTGCCGGCCGACACCGCGAGCAACACACTCGGCGGCGACCACAAGCTGTACGCCGGCGTGTTTCAGGTCAGCATCGTGACGCCGTCGGGCAAGTACCGCGGCGCGGCCGGCGCACTGGCAGACCAGATCGCCGCGCTGTTCCCGCTGTTCGAGCGAAACACCAAGGGTGCGCTGACGGTGGTGACCATGACCCCGGTCGACCCCGGCCCCGGCATTCCTGGCGACACTACGTTCACGGTGCCTGTGTCGTTTCAATACCGGGCCGACACCAATTAAATAACGGAGACACCAATGCAAAGTTCCAACTATGTGCCGGGCGTTTCCGGCTGGAAGATCGACCCTGCCTCCGGCGCCTTTGAAATGGCATCCGATCGAGTAGCTGTCGTCGGCACGGACCCAAAGGCAACCTACAGCGGGAGGTCTCAGCCCAAAGAGCCAAATCCATTCGTTGTGATTGATGGTGCGGTATACATCAGTCAGGCAGAAGTCGAGCGCGCATCGATCACTGGCGCGAAGATCGCCGACATGTGGTCGGTGAAAATGCAGGTCAACGCCCAAGGGCAATATATGGCTGCGGGTATCGGGCCCGGCATCCAAGAAAAGCAGCCGACCGAGTTCGAAAAAGCCCTCGCCAAGGGCGCCGGCGCGGTGCTTGAATTTTTGGCTCGTGCGATTTCCGACACACAGCTTGGCGCTGAACTCAAAGGCCGCGCGCCATCGTCGATTGCCGAGCTGGTGCGTGATGCCATCCGCGATGAGATTCGGCTAGGCGGTCTACTGCACCGCAACTAATCCGCCCATTGGGCAAACCCAGAACCCGCCTTTGAGCGGGTTTTGTCATTTCTGAAAAGAGGAAACACCAATGGCCGTTTTTCTACCCAATGGCTCGACTGCCGCTATCGCTGCCTCGTATGGCGCGCCGATCATTTTTACCGCGATCACCAATGCAACCGAAGCTGTTGTGTCGTCGGCCGGCCACGACCTTGAGGCTGGCGACTTTGTCGAGGTCACCTCGGGTTGGGCTCGCCTGAGCAATCGCGTAGTTCGAGTAAAGACGGTGACCACTGATTCGTTCGTGCTTGAGTCGGTCAATACGCTCAATGCAGCACGCTTCATCGCTGGTGCGGGCGGCGGCTCGGTTCGCAAGATTCTGAGCTGGGTGCCAATCAGCCAGGTCACAGAGTCGAGCAAATCCGGCGGCGAGCAGCAAAACGTCACTTACTCGTTCCTCGAGGAGGACGATGAGCACCAGATCCCAACGTCCAAGTCTGCGCTGTCGTTCACGCTGACGATGGCCGATGACCCGGGACTTCCACACAACGACGTGCTGTTGGAAGCTGATGACGACAAAAAGCCCCGCGCGGTGCGTATCAACCTCGCCTCGGGTGGCGTCATCGCCTACAACGCTTTCGCCTCGTTCGATAACGTGCCCTCGCTGACCAAGAACAACATCATGGCAGTCACCGCTGTGTTCGCCGTGGTCGCAAAATTCATCCGTTACGGCGCATAAGGGGTATTCATGGCCAAGTTCAAACTGATCCAGAACCCCACCTTCAAAGCTGACGTGATGCTTCCTACGGTCGGTGGCGATCCTGTGAAGGTGGGGTTCGAGTTCAAGTATCGCGACCGTGCCGAGCTTGCCACCCTCTATGCCGGCTGGGGAGCGCGACACAAGGCGCTCGGGGAGAAATCAGAAGAGACGGGGTTGGAGCAATTCACCGACCTGCTGATTGACCTCCAGGTGGAACAGCTCAAGGCAATTGTCGTGGGTTGGGATGTCGATGAAGACTTCACCGACAAAAACCTCCGCATCCTGGTCAGCTCGATCAGCGCCACGCCCAGTGCGGTGCTGGCAGCTTACTCCGAGGCATACAGCAAGGCTCGCTTGGGAAACTAATCAGCGTCGCGCGCGCCCTCTATCAGCCGACCATCCAAGGCCAGGATTCTTTCGGGTTCTCGGCTGAAGACTACGGCGACGAGGCCGAAGTCTGGCCAGACACCTGGCCTGCGTTCCAGGTCTTCGAGGCCATGAGCACCCAGTGGCGTACAGGCGCGTGCGGCGCTACCGGTCTGGATTACACGTCAATTCGCGATGTCGCTGGCTTCCTCGGTTTTGCCCGGGCTCAAGCCGCCGACATTTTTCCAGATATCCGCATCATGGAAGCCGAAGCCCTGCGGGTGATGGCGGAACAGAGGGGCAGTAAATGACCACCAACTTCGCGTCCCTGGGCATCGAGGTCAATTCGTCGTCCGCGGTCAAGGCCGCTGACGATTTGGACAAACTAGTCGATTCGGCTGTTGATGCCGAAAAGGCAATCGACGATCTCGGCAAGACAGGGACCGGATTGGCCGATACCGGCAAGAAGATCGTCCAGGCCGAGCGAGAGGTTGCTCAGGAGATTGATAAATCGACTGGCGCTGCCCGGCGTCAGACCGATGCAAGACGGAAATCCGGCGCGAGCGCGACCAGCGAAATCGCCATCATTAGTCAGCTCGACAAGGCGATGTCCGGCAACATCGGCAGCATGGAGCAATTAGTTCAGGCGGAAGGGTTGCTGGAGCGCGCACGGAAGGGCGGCCTGGTCACCATCGAGCAGCAGGAGGCTTATCAGGATCGACTCGGTAAGTCTTACGACAAGATCGAAAAAGCCGAAGCGAAAGAAATCGCGCAGAAGCAACGTTTGATCGATGCCGAGAACCGCCAGATCGAAGCGCTGAAACGCACGGTAAACGGCATTGACCCGGTTACCGCGAAGCTGGCCAAGTTGGAGGCTCAGGAAAAAGCGGCTCACGAAGCTTTTCGAGTAGGTGCGATTAACGCAGACCGCTACAACGAGTCTTTGGCAAAAATCGGAAAGGATCGAGCCGGGTTGACTGAAGTCGCTACCGGCTTCGACAAATTGAAACTCGGCACCCGCCAGGCGCAGGAAAATGTTATTCAGCTCGGCAATGCGCTGTCTTCTGGAGACTGGGGGAGCGGAGTTCGCGCCGTTGCTCAAATTGGTGCAGGCGCCGGAGCTTCTGCAGCCGGCTTGCTTACAGTGCTCGCTCCTCTCGCGCTTGCAACTGCAGCAGTTGGCGCATTGGCTGTCGCCTATTTCAAGGGCAGCGCAGAGCAGGATGCCTTTAACAAGTCACTAATTCTCACTGGTAGCTACGTTGGCACAACTGCGGGCAGCCTGGCCTCAATGGCTCGACAGGTCAGCGCCACTGTTGGCACCACCGGCGCAGCGGCCGCTGTTCTTGCGCAGCTGGCAGGCAGCGGCAACATTGCGGCGTACAGCTTTGAAGGGATCACCAAAGCCGCGCTGACGATGAAAGAGGCCACAGGCAAGGCCGTAGAGGAAACTGTCGCTGAATTCGCTTCTCTCGCCAAGGAGCCTGTGGCGGCCTCCATTAAGCTGAACGAGCAGTACCACTACCTCACGGCGTCGGTTTACGAGCAGATCACCGCTCTTGAAAAACAGGGAGAGCAGGCTGCCGCTGTGAAGCTGGCCACAGATTCATTTGCAGACGCTATCCAGTCGCGCGGAGAGAAAATCACTGAGCGCTTGGGGCTGATCGAGGGTGCGTGGAACAAAGTCGCGAAGGCGGCCAAATGGGCGTGGGATTCGGCTCTAGACGTCGGGCGTGAAGCAACCTACGAAGAGAAGCTGGCCGATCTAGAAAGTCAGGCTCAAAACGCTGCTCGACTGGGTGCCGGACCTCGGGGAGGCGGAGGGCGCGGCCCGGAGCAGATCGAGGCTGAAAAAACCTCGCTGATGCTGGCCGAGCAAGAGCGAAAAAACCGTGTTCAAGCCCGTAAAGATGAGCAGGGTCGCCAAGAGTCCGCAGTCAATGGAATGCAGCTTATTGCCCGAGAGGCAGACTCTGCTCAATCCCAGGTGCAGAAGCTCGAGAAAAAGCTGCTGGATCTCGACAAGGCTCGCCAGAAGAACATTGCCAATAAAAGCTATTCGCCTGAACTGCAAAAGCAGTACGAAGGCGCAGTGGTAGGCGTGCAAAAGCAAATTGTTGACGCAAAAAAGAAAGACGCCGGCCCTGCCGGGTCTGTTGATCTCACCGGTTTTAATGATGCGAAAAACCAGCTCACGGCGATTCTGGCCGAGTACAGCAACGCCCAGAAGCAATTGGATGCTCAGCAGAAGGTCGGGCTTATCTCCCAGGCCGAGTACGCGGTAAAACGTGAAGGCCTGATCGGCAACGAACGGGACGAGGTGACGGCTGCTTACGAGGCTGAGATCGCGGCGCTGGAAGCTGTAAAGAACAAGTCCAGCACCACGGCATCGCAGCGTATTCAGTTGGACCAGAAGATCGCTGACGCACGCACAGCCATGGTCAAGGCGCAGAAGGATGCCGACAGCCAACAGGAAGTGCTGGCCACCGCCGAGACCGGTCGTCTCGACAAGCAGAAGTACGCGATCAACCAGTACGTTGCAGCCCTTGGGCAGCAGCAGAAAGCGTTGGAGCTTGCCGGGCAGCGCGCAGTCAATGGCGTCGGCCAGGGGGGGCGGCAGAATGCGCTCAACGGCGAGCTGAACAGTCAGCAAGATCGGTTCGCTCAGCAGTCTCTGGACCTTGCCAATCAGCAGTCTGACCCATCACGGAAGATGGACACCGAAGAGTTCGAAAAGAAGTCGCGAGCGCTCGCAGACGCGAACAAGAAGGCGACTGACCAGATCCGGCAGAACTATGCCGACGTCGAAGCGGCTCAGGGTGACTGGACGAAGGGGGCGACATCGGCCTGGGCCAATTATCTGGACTCTGCTCGAGACATTGCCGGCCAAACTCGGAACCTGTTTACCAACGCTTTCAGCTCGATGGAGGATTCAATCGTCAACTTCGCTATGACTGGGAAGGCATCGTTCGGCGACTTCGCGAAATCGATCTTGGCCGACATGGCGCGCATTGCAACTCGACAGGCCAGTTCGGCTTTGCTGGGTAGCTTGGTGGGCGCCGCAACGAGTTACTTCATTGGTGGTGGCGGTAACGGGCTGGCCTCTGGTTCTTCTGGTGCTGCTTCGTCGGCCGCAGGAGCGTCTCAGGCCGGATACACCAACGTCGACTTCTCTGGCTATAGAGCGGCCGGCGGACCTGTCGCCCCCAACTCTCTGTATGAGGTCAACGAACTGGGGCCGGAGCTGTACAACGAGGGCGGCAAGTCCTTCCTCATGACTGGCGCAAATGGCGGCAGCGTCACTCCGCTGACTTCCGGTGCAGGGCCCGGCGTCGCGGCCATCAGCAGCAGCGGTGGAGGCTCGTCAATCAGCATCAACGCACCGGTCAGCGTGATCACGCAGGACAGAAGCTCGGAAGGCATGCAGATCGACCAGCAAGCACTTCAGCAGAACCTCCAAACGCAAATGAAGGCGGCGGCAGAAAGAGCTGTAGCCGAATCATGGCGTGCGGGCGGCGTCAGTTTCCGAAACGTTAATGGGAGAGCCTGATGGCGATCGAGCGCTTCACCTGGCCAACCCAAAATGGAGACGCGCCCGATATCACCTATCGGGTGCGTACCGCGCAGTTTGGTAATGGTTACAAACAAGAATCTGGCGACGGACCGAACAATAAACAGGACTCCTATCCAATCTCCTACACCGGGCCAAAGACCAAGGTGCTGGAGATCATGAAGTTCTTTGATCGGCATGCCGGCGCCAAGGCGTTCCTCTGGACCACTCCACTCGGCGAACTTGGTTTGTTCACCTGCAAAAAGCCGGTTCCTACCCCGATGGGCGGGGGCGCATTCAAGCTCACGGCCACTTTCGACCGTGCATTCCAACCATAAGGGGCAGCCATGCCGCTGATCAGTGACATTCAGGTGCTTCAGCCTGGCAGCGAAGTGCTGCTCTTTGAATTGGACGGCTCGGACTACGGGGCGGATGTGCTGCGCTTTCACGGACATGCCATCCCGCATACGCCTGAGGAGTTGATCGCCGCCGGCGCAGATGCTGACCAGCTGCCCGCGAAGCCGATCTGGTTCCAGGGCAACGAGTACGGCGCCTGGCCCATGCAGATCGACGGCATCGAGGCCAACGGCGACGGTACAGCGGTACGGCCTTCGCTATCGGTCGGCAATGTCAATGGACGCATCACTGCGCTGTGCTTGGCATTCGATGATCTGCTCGAGTTCAAGCTGACGATGCGTCACACCTTGGGCACGTACCTGGACGCGCAGAACTTTCCAGCCGGCAACCCAACGGCTGATCCGACCCAAGAAACGATCGAGGTCTGGTACATCGACCAGAAAACGAACGAGGACGGGGAGACGGTTAGTTGGGAGTTGGCCAGTCCGGGCGACGTCGGTGGTGAATCCATTGGCAGGCAGGCGACCACCTTGTGCCACTGGTGCCTTACCGGCGGCTACCGGGGGCCGAGCTGTGGCTGGACTGGTCCATATTTCACCAAGGACGGCGTGCAGACAGATAACCCCGAGCTAGACGAGTGTGATGCCACGTTGGGCAGAGGCTGCATCCCGCGCTTCGGTGAGGGCAACCCGTTGCCGTTTGGTGGATTCCCTGCCGTTTCACTGATCGCCCGGAGCTGACCATGCGCAAGCACATCTTGAACGCGATCCAGGCACACGCGGCTGCCGAGTACCCGAAAGAGTGCTGCGGGCTGCTGTTGGGCATTGGGCGCAAACAGCAGTATTACCCTTGTCGAAATATTTCGACCGAGCCGAACGAAGAGTTTCGGATCGATCCGGAAGAATACGCTGCGGTGGAAGACATGGGCGAGGTGATTGGCATTGTTCATTCGCACCCGGACGCCACCAGCAGGCCGTCGCCGCGAGACTTGGCCATGTGCGAGGCCACGGCCATGCCCTGGCACATCCTCAGCTGGCCCGAGGGCGACCTGCGAACCGTGATGCCCACTGGCGATGTTCCACTGCTCAAGCGACCGTTCGTGCACGGTGCCTGGGACTGTTGGCAGGTCTGCGCAGATTGGTACAAGCGCGAGTGGGGGCTGGAGTTCGAAGCCTTCAAGCGCGCTGATGGTTGGTGGGAAAGCAAAGACAACACCAGCCTATACGAATCGAATTACGTGGCAGCCGGCTTCTACCGCGTTGACCAGCCACAGCGCGGTGATATGGTCGTGATGGAAGTGGGGCGGACGGTGTATCCGAACCACGCCGGGATTTTCCTCGGCGCCGATCCAGTGTTGCCCGGTGAGGATTCGGCCACCTTCGGCTCCGGGCCTTTCCTGCTGCACCACCTTTACGGTCGGCCGAGCGAGATCATTGTCTTCGGCGGTCCCTGGCTTGACCGGACACGCCTAATCCTCAGGCACAAAGATGCACAACCAACTATATGATGCGGCAGGGCCGCAGGAGGCTCACATGAGCAAAGAGA